GTTAGGCCGAGGGAGAAACAAGTCTCCCAGCGAGGTGTGGCAAACCTCTCTCTGCTATGAAATAGCAGAGACCCAGCCGACGTTGATGCGTGACGCATCGGCGCGTCCAGCTCGTTCAAGATGCTTCTTGTCTGCGGGGGGTTCAATCCCGCGGTTCAAGAAGAACTTGAGCAGAGAGCCGTAGCCACTAACCGGAGAGGTTGGTGGAGTGAAGACTGGATAGGCAGCCCTGAGAAGGGGCACCTGCAGCTCTTCACACATCTTATCGACCCTGACAGGATCGAAAGACCAACGGCCCAATGCAGACGAGTGTCGGGGTATTACCGGGTAAACCGGTAGTACCTTACCGAGTATCTTGTCAAGATACTCAGCACTACGGTACCAGCCGCGATCCCACAAGTGGTTTCGCAGTGCAACCGTGGACACCAACTCGTCTACGTGCGCACGTGATGTTGGGAACTTCTCCTTGACGCGAACGACGGTTACGTCGTGCCCGTTGTAGAAGTCCGCTCCGCAGCTTTCCCGGAACCTCCCGGTTCCGTAGGATTTCGCGGTGTTGACTACCATCCCAAAAGATGCTAGTCGCTTCATCACGCTTGTGACCATGTGCACGGGGACAATGATATCGTCCCCATACACGCGCACCTTACCATGGAAGGATTTGATATCCTTCCTGGTGAGTGGCCTACCCAGCTCATCCTGTATCCCGAGGAATACAATGGTCGTAAAGACCATTGCCTCAAAGGGAAAACAGAGAGCTGAACCCATGGACGCGAACTTGGCTAGGCGTAAGACGCCATGGCCACGTACATCAGCCTTCCGGGAACGAGCTGCATCTATAGCTTGCGCAAGCGCAGGCCAAGCGGCAGTAAGTGCCCGTACATGCTGATTCGAGACACGATCGGATGCGGAGCTCAAATCGAGCGTCGCAAGGGAGCCATCTCTGGACCCCTTCCTCGCCAGTTCCTGATTAGGGAGCTGGGTAGAGTAATCCATAAGCTGCCCAAGGATCTCATCTCTTGGGAGAAGCTCGAGAATCCGCTCATGGATAGCCTGCTGTGCATACATCATGCACGTGGGCTCCATGGCAATGATTCTCGGTGTCTTGAGCGTCTTGGGGACGGTAGTGACCCTAACGGGCCGCTCCTCCCCAGGTTCGAGGACCGATACGCGGTCAAGCACCTCAAGGTGCTTGTACGTCGGGACGAGCCAATCCATCACTGGAAAGACCTTGTCCAAACGCTCCGTCCACTCTCGATTATCATACTTGGCGTTGCCAAGCAGACGATCGGCAGTGAAACCGGACCCATGCTTAGGGACCAACGTCCCCAGTTCAACCGCAAGGTCGAGCTGGGAGAACAAAGTCCCACAAAGCAGCGTGCCGACACGAATGAACTCATCCTTGTAGGATGGGAACTCCACGTCGGATCGACGTACGTCCTGCTCACACTCAACGTAACCTCGAATCGCTTTCGCGACGCGAGCATCCGTGCAGTCGAGGTGCATCTTGCCGAATGCCAGAGTAATCTGGCGGACGACTCGAATAGCCTCCTCTGACGGATGGTTGAGGAGTAGACCACTGCTTCGGTCGAACACGAGCTCAAGGAAACCTCCGAGAAATCGAGGGAGACCTGCATGTCTCTGGAAACCCAGGAACATGTCGTGAGTTACCCGCTCTTCTGCTAGGGCCCTTTGGAGGTCCGCACAGAAATTGGGTAGGGATATCGTCAAAAACGATATCCCTTCGTGTTCAACACGTGCCGTGACAGTTTTAATGTCACGGTCGGTGCTGATCCCGCATCGATCACCAGCTTCGCTGATGATCACCTTTGCGAATGCGATCAGGCTTTTCACCGGATCCTCTCTGATTGAGGGGTATTCGGATCCTCAGCCTCAGGCTGCCGACGAGTCGTCAGTGACGACTCGGCTTATCGTTCTTCCGAAGAAGAAGATAAGCCAATGTGCCCGTTGCGCAGACAAAGGTCAGAAGTTCGACCGGAATCTGCACGATTACGACTCGCCTCCGAGGAGGCGAACCGTGTTCGCGTTGGTCGTGTCCGAGAGGTACTTCGTCAGAGCCGCTACAAGAGCGGTCTGCTCGGCGATGGTGAACCCGATCTTCGGGACATCAGCGACGATGAAGACGGATGCCGACACAGGTGTGTTGACATTCGGCTGAAGTGCGTCAGGAACGACCTTGTTCGACGTGAGTCGAACAGTGCGACGGTACCGCTTACCCGTCTGGTGGGAGACACTGAGAACCAGGTCTCCCTCTGGCGTGTTAAACACGCCAGAAGACGTGCCCGACCCCGTTCGGGGGAGGGACTTTGCGGTACCGCTAACAGTAACGGACTGCGGATCGGCGTAAGCCAAGGCAGCATCCTCTCAGGTTAGGTGCTAATGCACCGGACTACGTCCCACCGCCTTTACGGCGGAACGGTGGCGCCTACGAGAGACGCTGCGGCGCTCGGGTAAGACCGAGCGACGCGAGGATGGCCCATTGCCTGGGATTTAGCATCCCAAGGTCAAGGCCAAACCCGTACGGTGTCGCTTGTACTCTCTCTTTCTGGTCCACCATGAAGGTGTTCCGGAAGGTCAGGAGATCCTTTGCAGGAAAATCCGGACGATAGAGTACAGTGCTTGCCACGGTTGAGATGCGCACTCTGCGCATCGCGTAACCGTAAGGCATGACAAGCCCGTCGTTCTGGAAAGCCACTACATTGGTGAGAGAACTCCCCACTGTAGTGAACCAGTCGACGAGCCAGGACCAGGGAGCGAGGTTCCAGAGCACGTCAGGCGTAAGCCTCGTGCCGAGCAGCTTGTTACCAAGCTGTTCGAAGCGTTCCAGTTCGTTAAGGATACCCGGACGGGTCTCCACGAAGTATGTGAACGCACCTGAGAACCACCACTCCTCACGTCTGTATGACGTGAGGGTGACGTCTCCTCTGCGAGCAAGACCGTAGTTGGTGAGAGCCGGTCCGAGATTGATCTCGTACGGCTGCACCTTACTTTCGGTCGTGCTCGTGACGGCAGGTAGATGGACACGACGACGGACTCTTCGTCCGCTGTCCCGCTCGTATTGTCTGATGATGGCGTTAGCCTTCTTCAGTGAGCGGACCATCTTCTGGGCGTCGGCAATGATTGGCAGAATTCCGAATTCCGTATACAGATCGGCCTTTCCGACGTCAGTCGGGTTGAGGTTATCTGCAACGGAGCCCGTGTGATGGGACAAGTCCCGCGACGGGTCCAGCTCTCTACCGGGTTTCCGAGCCCTACCGATCTGCTCTTGAAGAGCAGACTTGTAGGATTTCGGATCCCTGAGAGATGGAAGGAGGGAACTAAAACCCTCCCCGAGAAGTTCTGACAATGCAGTTGACGCACCTGCCTCAGACTTCGTTGGGATTGCCTTCTGGAAGAGCCGCTGCATTTCTGGAGTGGCCTTCACGCCTGTAAGGCGTGGCACAGCAGGGTAGCAGTTGCTACCCCACGGTGCCAGATTGGCAATCAGTGGTCCGCGAAAATGACGCTCGTAGCCGGAAATCAATCCGCTCTTGCTGTCATACGCGAAGTCACTGTGAGAAGATATCTCGTACCACTGCTTACGGCTGTAAAAACCGTGACCAGTGTCGAGCCCACTGTTGTCAGTGGGGCTCGAGGAAGTTCCCGACGCAAAAATTCTCGCGTCAGGACTTTCCGCTTCGAGACGATCACCCAGCGTACCACTTCGGAATGAAGTGGTTGTCTGAACACCCGGAATCTTGCTCTGGACAATTCCCCCACCAGGAGTACCGGTGGGAGAGATCCATTCGCGCCACAGTGGATTGAAATCCACTGCGCGTGATTGAGTATAGATTCCGGACATGTGTCCTCCGTAGGGGTTGGATGATGAGAAGCCGCAAGGTAGCTACACTGTAGTTGCCTTGAAGCAGACGCGCGATGCGCGGGTGTGGGGGTCCCCCCCCAGCACCGGTGCCCCTCTAACGAGG